TGGAGACCTCGTTCTGCGAGCGGCGCTACCAGGAGACCCGAGCCATCAAGGGCTGCACTGTAGCCCCGTTCAAGGCCTACCCCTCCCAGCTATTCGGCCTCACCTTCAACGGCGAGGCCGTCGACTCAGCAGCGTGGGAGCTGGACCGTTCAGGATTGCTCACAGCACCCTCCCCATTCTTCGGCTCCCTGACCATTGACTACTCTGCGGGGTTCTCAACGCACGCACCCGCCGACCTCGCAGACGCAGCCCTACAGGCCGCACGTGCGAAAGTTCTGTCTCGTGGTCAATCTGGCATGCCAGACCGAACACGCTCGATCAGTAACGAGTTCGGCTCGACCTCATTCGCTGTTGCGGGCCCCAACCAGCCAACTGGTTACCCCGAGGTGGACGCCATCCTCATGAAATGGCGCGATCTCGTCCGACTTCCAGGGCTAGCGTAGTGCCAGCCTCAGCAATCCCCGCGGTCATCGATTGGTTGTTGGGCGACCTCGCCACAACACTCTCGGCAGATGACGTCGACCTGTGCGAAAGCTGGCCAGGCGACAAGATTCAACGGTGCACCGTGGTGATCGGTAGCGCAACGTTTGATCACACGGTTGCGTCGATCGGGTCGCGCAAGCACATCGAGGATGCAACCCTGTCGATCTGGGTGCTCGTGGAACTCCCGGGCGGCACAGCCACCGAAGTTCGCCGGAAGGCCTTCGCCATCTTCGACGTGATTGCCGAGCAGATGCGCACCGGCCTCGACGCTGTTCGTGCTGGCGGCGCGTCGTGTTGGACGACTTTCGCTCCCACTGAGTGGACGCCAGGACTTGGCGACCATGCTCGCACCGGATTGCTGCGCTGCGAACTCCGAACACACAACGCACGAATCTAAGGAGACACCATGAAGTCCGTGACCTACGTCGGCTCTTTTGACGCCGTCGAAATCGAAACAGCACCAGGCATTTGGGCCACGGTGTCGAAGGGTGACTCTGTGAGCGTCGCCACCCGGATCGCCGATGGGCTGCTTGAGCAGTCCGACAGTTGGGTCGAGGCGAAAGCCCCGGCCCGTAAGCCCGCCACCAAGGAGGCGTAGCCATGCCTATTTCATCTCAGCTCGGAGTAAAGAAGGAAGTCACCTACGGGACAGCGGTGACTGTTGACCGTTTCGCGGAGTTCCTGTCGGAGTCGATGCAGCTCGAAACTGGGCGTGCTGAATCGAAGGCGTTGCGGACCGGTCAACGGGTGCAACGCTCCGACCGGTTCATTCCCTACATCACAGGCGTCTCTGGCTCAGTCGAGTTGGAACCGTTGTCGAAGGGCTTCGGGTTCTGGCTTGAACACATGCTCGGCCAAGTCGCCACAACGGGCCCAGTCGACGGCGCTTACACCCATACGGCGAGCATCGCGACCCTCTGCGGGAAGTCGTTCACCATGCAGGCGAACCTCCCGTTCGGTGCGTGTGGCGACACGAACCAGGCGTTCACATGGGAAGGCCTCAAGATCTCCAAATGGGAACTAGCGCTCGACGCTGAAGGACTCCTGACGTTCTCCGCTGACCTTGTTGGTGAGGACGAATCCACGGCTACTGCGCTCGCTACGGCGTCGTACCCCGCGGGTGCTGAGGTGTTCTCATGGGTCGGTGGTCTCGTCACGATCGGCGGCACAGCGACCGATGTGAAGTCGTGGAAGGTGTCGTGCGACAACAAGTTGGACGACGGCAGGCTGTTCCTCCGTGAGAACACCCGACGGAAAGAACCAGTTGAGTCTGACTACCGCGAAATCACAGCGGAACTCACCCTCGATTTCGAGAACCTGACTCACTACAACCGTTTCAAGTCGGCCACCGCTGCAGGCACGCTCGCAGCCGTTGAGTTGCAAGCAACCGCCGCGACGCTCATCGGCGCTAGCACCTACCCGCGTATCAAGGCCACGATCCCCGCTGCCCGTTTCGACGAGGTCGGCGTGAGCGTTGGCGGCACCGATGTACTAGAGCAGACGGTGAAATGCGTCGGGTTGTTCGACGGCACGAACTCACCGATCAGCGTGGCGTACACGACCGCTGACACGACCCCGTAAATGGCGGGCGTCATCGAGGTCGACGGCCTCAAGGAGGCACGTCAAGCGTTCCGCGACGCTGAAGGCAAAACGCGTGATCTTTCCGCAGCCCACCGGAAAGTTGCCCAGCTCGCCACCGAACGGACCAAAGCACGAGCTGCTACGGGCACCCGCCAGCAAGCAGCAGCGGCAAAGGCTCTCATCGGCAGAGGCACCGCCGCGGGAGCTGACCTAGCAGTCCGCAACACCTCCGCTGTGCCGTTTGGCAAGGGAGCGTTCTTCGGGTCGCTCCGCTGGCAGCAGTTCCCTATGTGGGTGGGCAACACGTGGGACATCGAGGCGGGCGACGGCCCGTACATCATTCGTGATGTGCTCAGCGACCGCTCGAACATCGAAGACTTCCAAGACAAATTCCTTGAGGAATTCGGCTCAGCATTAGCTGCCGTCGGCCTTGACATCGCGAACTGAAAGAACCACTACATGCCACCACAGAGCAGAGCGAAAGCGGCCAGCGCTGAGCAGATCACCATCACAATCGACGGCACCGCCTACCACCTCGACCTCCTCGGGTCGAGCACGGTAGACCGCCTGGAGCTGTTTCGTCAGTCGAAACTCACACTCCCGCAGATTGTCGAAGCTCTGAGTAACGAACAGTTTGAGACGTTCTTTCTTGCCGCTCTGGTGTTTCTCGCCAGAAGGCAAATGAACCAACCGGCAACATTTCTCGCTATTGCCGATGCGATCACGTGGGAATCCGAAATCGAGATCCAGTTCGGAGAAGGTGACGACGACCTCCCAAAAGAACCAGAGACCTCTACCGACGACGAGCCCCAGAGCTAGCGCACTGGTTCGGGCTCCATCCGTGGGACCTCGACCGTCTCACTGACCGGGAAATCAAGACGTTCATCAACGCTATCCCGAAGAACGAAAAGGGGCGCCATGGCTAAGGACCTGAAGATCCGAATCATTGGCGACGCGTCGAAGCTCGGCGCAGCGTTCGATGACGCCGAAGGCAAAATGGCAGGCTTCGGTGGTCGCGTGTCGGGCATGGCAGGCAAGATCACGGCAGCGCTCGGCGCAGCGTTCGCCGGTGGCGTGCTCGTCGATTGGGGCTCCCAACTGTTCGCCCTCGGCGGGCAACTTGAAGTCTTCGACCGCAAGGCGGGGACCGTATTCGAGGGGCAAGCTGACAGTGTTCGGAGTTGGGCCGACGCCAGCAATGAAGCAATGGGCCTCTCTGACGAGGCGCTCGTTGGGCTAGCAGCGAACTTCGGCGACCTCCTTAAGCCGATGGGGTTCACTGCTGACCAGGCCGCCAAAATGTCGACCGAGGTAGTGGGGCTCTCGGGCGCACTATCAGCATGGTCTGGCGGTCAGGTGTCATCCGCCGACGCGTCCGACATCCTGGCGAAAGCGATGCTCGGCGAACGTGACGGGCTGAAAAGCTTAGGAATCGCCATTTCCGAAGCTGACGTTTCGGCCAGACTCGCAGCGAAAGGGCAGTCTGACCTCACGGGAGCGGCCCTAGAGCAAGCCAAAGCTATCGCCACACAGGAACTCATTTTCGAAAAGTCGACTGACGCTCAGAAGGCGTGGGCGGACGGCTCGATGAAGGGCGTGCAGTCCACGAACGAACTCAAAGCGAAGTTCGAGGACCTCAAAGCCACCCTCGCTGAGAAGCTGCTACCGGTCGGCCAAAAGCTGGTCGGCTGGGTCGTCGACGACATGATTCCGATGTTCGGCACCGCTTCCAAATTTGTTGGGGAGCACCAGGAGATCCTCGTCGGGCTCGGAGCGGTCATCGTTGCGGCACTGGTCCCAGCGTTCACGGCGTGGGCTTCAGCAGCGATTCCCGCGGCAGCGGCAACGCTCGCAGCTGCCGCTCCAGTGATCGCAGTCGCCGCAGCAATTGGGCTTCTCGCAGCCGGGCTGATGTGGGCATGGAAGAACGTTGATTGGTTCCGCGAAGGAATCACATCCGCGGCCAAGCATCTCGGCACGATTGTTGGGCCAGCCCTAGACGGGATCGCCGACCTCTGGCACCGAACATGGGATGGTGTCCGCTCAGCGTGGGATTCGGTCGCCCAACCCGCGTTCGATCTCGCCTTGGCAGCGTTCGTGTCGATCTCGTCGTGGTGGGACACGAATGGGCCCGCGCTCATAGCGAAAGTCGAGCCGGTATTCGCGAAGGTCGGGCAGATCTTCGCCTCAGCGGGCGAGCTGATCGGCACCGTTATGGGCCATATCGGCACAGTGGTAGGCGTCGTGCTCGGCGTAGTACAAGGACTATGGGAGAACTACGGCGACCTCATCCTCGACGGCGTCAAGGTCGTGTGGGATACCATCTGGGGCGTCATCTCCGGGGTGCTCGACGCCATTCAAGGCGTCATTGATGTAGTTATGGGTGTCATCACTGGTGACTGGTCGAGAGCTTGGGACGGCATCAAAGGTGTTCTCAGCGGTGCTTGGTCCGCTATCAGCGCTATCGTCACCGGAGCGATCGGTGGCGTGTGGAACACGGTACAGATGGTCGGCCGAGCGATCGGCGACACCCTCTCCGGCGTCTGGGACGGCATCAAAGACGCAGCCGGATCCGCGTGGTCATGGATCAAGGACACCGTGTCGAGCGGTGTGTCGGGAGTGTGGGATGCGATCTCATCGCTGCCCGGCAAGATCCTCGGCATCATCGGTTCCATTGGGTCGGCGGCACGCTCGATCGGCTCCACCATCATGGACAAGATCGGCGACGGTCTCGGCGCTGTGGGCGGAGCGATCGCCGAGGTTGGGTCCAAGATCTGGGCGTCAATCAAGAACTTCATCAACTCGAACTTCATCGACAAGATCCGCAACTTCTCCGTAAGTGCTCTCGGGGTCACGTTGACCCCGTTTACAGGACTTCCGCGCCTCGCTGAGGGCGGTATCGCTACCGGGCCGATGCTTGCCATGATCGGCGACAACCGCTCCGGAAAAGAGGCGGTCGTGCCGTTAGAACGAGCGCACGAGTTCGGTTTCGGCGGAGGTGGCGGAGCCCCGGTCAGCATCACGATCCAGACCGGCGTCGGCGACCCCGTCGCTATCGGTCGAGCGCTCATTGAAGCGCTCGACGCAGCTGGGCGGCACGGCGCCAAGATCAATGCTCAAATGGTGGCGTAGCTCGTGGCTACCCCAGCGACGCTGTACGTCGAGTTAGGCCTTGCCGCAGAATCCGGTTCCTTCGTTCTCGACGCGTCGCTACTCGACGGCACTGACACGCTGGGTGGCGACCTCGGCTACGTGTGGACCGACGTCACCGACTGGGTCGAAGGCTCCGCGACAATCACTCGCGGCTCAGCGTCCGCGACGGGCCCATACATGCGTTACGGCGGTGGGCGTGCAACGTTCACGCTCGACTCGATGGACGGGCGGTTCGACCCCACGAACCTCGGTGGGCCATATGTTGCCGCGGGTGTGTCGCAGTTGCGGCCAGGCGTACCCGTTCGGGTTGTCGCCCGCTCGGGTGACGCCGAGACCATGCTCTTCGTTGGTACCGCCGATGACTGGCCCATCACGTTCGCAGGCGAGCTCAACGCTACCGTCCAGATCACAGCGTCAGACCCGCTCGAAACGCTCAACGCCGCGGATCTCCCGGAAGTGTCCCCCGTCGGAGCCCGGGAATCCGCAGCTGATCGTGTCAATCGGATCCTGGATCGCATTGGCTGGCCAACCTCGCAACGTGAGATTTCACCCACGGCATCGATGCCACAGCAGGAAACAACCCTCGCGCAACCGGCATGGTCGCAAATCCTGCTAGCGGTCGACTCCGCTGGCGCCCACGCATGGATCGACAGATCAGGCAAAGTCGTTGTGCGCCACCAGTTCGGGTTCCCAACCGTGCCTCAAACCGTTGTTGGGATGACGCCCGACGCGATCCCGTTCGAGCAAATCACACCGAACCCATCGCCACTGGCCAGGGTCATCAACACTGTGAACCTTGGGCGGGCCGGATCCACCGCACAGTTTCTGGAAGATCTCGAATCGGTAGCGCTGTTCGGTCGACGATCCTGGGGACGCACTGACCTCACGACAGACAACGACGAAGACGTGATGTCGTTGGCGACCCAAATCATCGGCCAATTCGCCGGGCTTCGCGCCTGGCACGTCTCATCGGTTGCCCTGTCGCTCGACGAGCACGCGGCGACCTGGTCCGAAGCGTTGGCCCGCGATATCGGCGACCGGGTTGAAGTCCGACAGGTCACCCCTGATGGCCGGACTATCACGGCCCAAGGGATCATCGCGGCCGTCTCGTGGGCATGGGCCCCTGCGTCAGGTCGGTATGTCGTCACCTGGGGGTTATTCCCGGTCCCTGTCGACTATGTCCCGTTCATTCTCGACGCGTCACTGCTCGACGTCGACGAGCTCGCCGCCTAGGAGGCACCCATGGCATTCAAGACATTTGTTCCCGGCGCAACGCTGACCGCAGCGGAGGTGAACACTTATCTGGCAAAACAGGCTGTGATTGTGTGCACGTCATCGACACGGCCGTCATCACCCCCCGAGGGCATGACGATCTACGAGACCGACACCGACAAACTCCTGACCTACACCACAGCGACGACCGGTTGGCAGCCGCCATGGAACATGCCGTGGGGCGTCATGGGCCAAGCGGTCGTGAGTG